TTCTGGAGTAGCGTCTTTTACTTTACGATTATTGAACATGTCGCCTAACGCATCTGCACTTGTTACTCTGCCATCGTAGCCTTTTGCAGTAAATCCACTCTTATCTGTAAGAACAAATTCACCATTCTCATTACGACCAAAGATAACGGCTGGTGAGCCATCCCATTTGATACTGAGTGATTTTGGAGAAGTTTCTACTTGATGTAACTTAGCGATTGCTTTCTGACCGCCGGTTGCACCATCCCAGATAATCAAATCTTCTATGTGTTGTATTCTTGCACCTTCTGTTGCTTCTTCTTTAATAGCAGTATCGACAAGGGCTTTCATTCTCTTATGAAATCCGACTTGTTTATTGCGAGGTTTTCTTGGTCCTCGAAATCTTCGTTCTAAGCCTGCGCCTAATATATCTCTAACTCTCATATTATTTCTTCCCGTATGGGTCTTCACCCGTTAAATGAGGGCGAGCAAACCACAACTTAAACCAATCTTTTGTGCCTGGTGCTATTTTATGCTTCTTTTGATACTTTGATTTTTTAGTACCCGTATAGGAAATGTTCTCCTGCGTAGTATCTTCCATTTGATATGGCTTATAGATACCTGCTAAGACTTTTAATTCTTCTAATTGTTGTTCAAGATTCATCTTTTCTCTTCGCATGAGTTATTCCACGTTTGAATTTTCTCATGTCTCCCGTACGAATGCTATTAACAAGACGTTTGGTTAAGTCCACAGCAACATCATCATCAAACTCACGGTGAATGAATTCAATTAGATTTATTGCACCAGAAATGATATGTTCGCCCTTTTGTTCGACAAATCTCTCTGGTTCATTTTTAGAAATCGCCATCGAGTTCAACTCTTCAAACAAACTTCTACGTGGTTTCTTAGTCATAAAATAATTCTCCTACCAGTATTTATCAATTATCGTTAAATGGGCTTGCTTTTTTTGACTTAACCATTGCACGGAGACTCATTGCGGAGTCTGTTTTTTCTGGTGGAATAGCAGAATCTGTATTATCTGAATTAGTTACTGTAGTTTTCTTATTTAATTTGTCCATTATTTTTGCAGTTTGGGAATCTTGTGTTCCAACTGCTAAATCATCATCGTCTAAATCAGAATCACTAATTCGTAGACTATCTCTGTCAAAGACTAGATTTATCTTAGAACCTACACCACTCGAACTTCTTGTTTTTAATAATTGTAACTGATACTGTCCACGTTCTCTCATAGCATTACTAGTAAAGATACCAATCACGTTATCCGCCGTTTGAATCTTAGAAATACCACCAGCAATGTGAGAGTGGTCAAACTCGACTTCTTCTACTGCTGAACGATTTAACTGTGATGCAGTTACTACAACTGTCTGGGTTTCCATTGCAAAGTTACGAATTTCTTCTGTGACATACTTGTCTTTAATGAACAAATCGCCTGGATTAACTTTCTTAGTTGCGGGCATTAACAAGTCCAAATAGTCAATACAAATACAATCAACATTTTTACCTGTGACAATCTGAAGTTCTTTTAGATATGCACGAATATCATTGACACTATTACCTGATGACATATACTTAATTCTAAGCATACCTGCTTTCTTACCAAGTGTTTTAACTCGCAATTCAACATCATCTAATTCTTTAAAGATACGCCTAGTGCTTCTATCAGTTGCCATAGCATCTATACGCATTGCTGATAATTCTTCTGATAATTCTAAAGTAACATAAACACAATTCATTCCTGCTTCTGCCCAATTCAAACTCATATTTTGCATAAACAATGATTTACCAGAACCAGAACCACCAGCAAAGATAGTTACTTCACCTCTATTGATGCCGCCATAAAGTTTGTCATCTAAGTCTTTCCAACCTGTAGTGATTTGTCCATTATTATCTTTAAGCATCTCAAGTCTTGCTCTTGGGTCATGAAAATAATCAGTACCCAACGACCTTGCTAATCCAATCTGAACTGCTTCTTTGATGGTTGTTTCTACTTCACCATATTTACCTTCTTCAAGTAAATCAGCACTATTAACAATTGCTCGTTCAATTGCTTTATGTCTACAGAATGTTTCAAACTCGTCAACAAACCAGTCATTATGTTTTGCTATATCATCTAGTAATTCCATTTGTTGACCAGTTTCTGCTTTTATCTGCTCAACGGTTGGCATTGTGGAATACTCATCACTATATCCAATAAGATATCCCACAACATCACGAGTAGGTCTATCGAAATGTTTTTCATCAATAATGCCCATTACCCTAGTAAATAACTGTGGGTCTGTTAACATAAATTGAACAAACAATTTTTGTAAGTCGGGTGAGTAATTTTTGACTTCTGACATTTAATTCCTATGCATGATGTTTATACTATTATAGTATATTTTGATTGAAAAGTCAATACTAAATTAATACGTTTCAACAACTTTATCTGCGATGCCGTGTTTGACTGCTTCTTCTGGAGTTAACCAATGGTCTGTTTTTGGAGACAACATATGTTTACGGATATATCCTTCTTTCTTTCCAGTACATTTCATATAATGTTCAAGTAGTTTTTGATTTGTCCATTCCATATGAGATTGTGCATCTAGCATATCGTGGTACTGTCCTCTAGTTCCACCACTAAATTCGTGTGACATTACTGCTGTATTTTGTGTTAGGTATCTATGTCCCTTTGTTCCAGCCATCATAAGCATAACACCACAACTTGCGATTGAACCCATTCCGTATGTATATACTGGAATACGTGACTGCTTAACGACATCAACTAAGTGCATACAACTATCTACATAACCACCAGGTGAGTTAATATACAAGTGAATAATCTTTGGTGCATCTTTCTCTGGCGTCAAATTATATTCCATAATCATTTTAACTAACGGCATACAGTTTTCTTGGTTAAATTCTTTATCCATGTGCAATACGCCATTCTCTCTTAAGAACTCGCCGGGTTGTTTAGGCGGGGTTGGTGGCATTGGCATTGGAGGCATTGGCGGTTGTTCCGGCATCTCCTTAGGTTCTGGTATCACGTTAATTTTCATCTCTTCACTTCTCATATTATCATTTGCTCCTACGCTTTTTTGTGCGGTCGTTTGGTTCACCCGCTATTTAAAATTACATTATTCGTGTTTTTACACTTATCTTTGTACTATTACTTATGCGCCCATCAACAATTGATTTCAGAGTATATAACTTTCCGTATTCTTTTACTGAATCTGCGGCATCTTTAATATGGTCTTGCCAGATCGGAAATGAAACACTCCAACCATTTTCTTGTGCCTGATATATCAACTTCTTTCCAGCGTTATCTCTATCAGGACATACAATAACTTCTCCCTTGAATTGATTAATGTAATCGATTTGATTTTGAGATGCTTCGTTACTCATTATAGCAACACAGCCTAATACAGCGGCATCAATCGTTCCCTCAACTACAATTAAATATTCTTTGTCTTCTTTAATCTTATCAGAATTATATAAAAAATTCTTTGGTTGTTTTGTCATATACTTAGACTCAGATTTACCTGTAAAGTCTCTTCCTGTATAACCTACTATTCTGTCGCCTTGTGTGAATGGAAATATAATACGGTTCTTAAAACCAAACGCACTACTCCAATATGTATCCACAAAATCATATACACCTCTATCAAGTAGATATTTTGCGGCCATTATTGCGCCCTCAGGTGGTGTATCTTTATTTAGTATATCTTCTAATGACTCTGAACTCTCTGGTAATTCCATGCCAGCAAATGATGGTATTCTTGTAGTCTGGGTTCTTGATTTAAACACCCATGGCCCCTCTGATAATTCTTTGTCTCTTATACTTTGAATTTGTAGTCTTTTTATCTCACTCTCGGGCACACCAAGTAATCTCATAAACTTAATAAAATTCTTGTTTATGACTTGACCTTTTCTATGAGATGCGGTTATTCCACAATTGAAGCAATGATATGATACCAAATCACCCTCGTTCTTTAACCCACCTCTCATTCTTGTATCAGAACGAGCCTCTCCTTGGTCGATACAGCACGGACAATTAAAACTCAGCCATCCGCCTGAACTTTGTCTTGTCTTTCCGGGTATGAATTGATAAACAGATTGTTGTAGTTCCATGTAGTTATAATACAGTAATAGAACTCAAAAGTCAAGTGGTTAATTAGTTTCTTATTAATATCTTATCTACAGTTCCTGTTGCAGTATTTGGGTATGTAATTCTAATCCAATTAACGTTTGCTTGTATAACATATCCTTGTACACCAGTCTCGTTATTAAGTGTAATAGACGGGTCATACATAAGTCTTGGAGTTAAATCGAACCAGTCGCTATCTGCCGAACTTGCTACTTCACTTAAATCACCTTGTATTTTTATAACTCCTGTAAATCCAGTGTAATAAACAGCGAATGTGTGAATTGACTTTGACTTAATAGTATCACCTGCACCATCAAATACAGAAGAAACGTATTTACTGCCGTCATCAAAGAAAGTGGTTGTTGACTGTGAGGGTGAAAATGTAGGATAAACATCATCTAAAACTTCAAGAACGCCATGAGCATTATCATTTGTATCTGTATATATAATTTGTTCTACACCATCTTTAACTGTATACATAGCAAATTGATAAAATCCCTCTGGGAGTAGGATTGTATCTGAAGTTGGAATTGAAACTGTTGCCATTCCTTTTGTTGCATTAGTTACAGTTAGGTATCTAAAGAGTACATTTTCTCTTGAACTTCTGTCATACATTTTCCATATAACAGTCTTTCCAGTAAGGTCTACAGATTTTCTATCTGTGTCCCTAAATTTAAATCTAAGAGTATTATCAATACCCTTGTGTAGTTTGTGTGTAGTATCATACATCGGCATATTCCCCAGGAATTGAGTCATAGTTGAATCGTTGGCACCATCTTGCACAACAACTTCTATTTCTCTTGTATATTGGTATAAATTAAAGTTTATCATGCTTGTATTTATCTTCCAGAGAACGATTTCTAGGATGCATAAATATTGTTTATGATAGATGAAGATAAAATACAGTGGTTACAAGAGAACTACCCATTCTTTTCTTGTGTCAAATACGGCAACAAAAAAGAATATACTGAGTATCTCGGTATAATAATCAATAGTGATGCAACAATAACGTCAATGTACAACTTTGAACTGCTTGAAACTGCGGAAGCAAGGCAGCATTTCATAGAACTTGGCGAACAATGGTGGTGGGAATCAAATCGTTTAATTCCTATAAACTTATTTCTAAGGTCTCAGATAGAACCTTTTGTTGATTGTATTGTGAATATGAATACTAAAGATACCGAAGTATTATGGGGTCCCGAAACAAGTTTAACGAATATTATTCAAAAGAGAATTAAGAGGCGTTCTGTTCAACTTGTTCGCAAAATAGATTAAGTTGCACCACGATACTTACTGCATATGCAATTGCATGTGCTTTCTTAAAATAATATGAACCATCGGTTGGTTTAACCCATACTTCTTTTTTAATTTTTTCCTTACTCTCGTTTAAGAGAGGTCTTTTGGCTGGGCGTATGATTGCTAGAACTTCTGCTAATTCTATAATACTTCGTGGTTTTAACACTCTTAAGACTCCAATATGATTGTGAACATGTGCTAGATTTTTAATAACACCTTCATGTTGCAATAAGTCCCAAATAGGTTCTTGAGCCGTCAGGCTATCAAGGTGGGCTTCATCACGTATGCCTTCATATAAACTATTATTAAGAAAGTCTAACTTGAAATAGCCACGGTCTTCTGCTTCTTTGTAATCAATTGATGATAATCCAGTCAGTTGGTCAAAGGGAATAGGTTGAAGATAGACACCACTATTATGTTTATCATACGCACCATCTTTCTTTTTTATAATTGCAGGGATATGGTCGAAGTGAACCAACAAATCATCTCTGCTAACTACATCAATATCAATATCAGTTTTTACTATATTCATTTCCATACCAAAGCGAACATTGCCGCATCATTATCATCTTCAAAATACATTTTATTAGATTTTCCTATAACATATATTCCATTACAATTATCGTCACACCAATCTACTAATTCTCCTAGTCGACCTGCACCCTTTACTAATGGTTTTACTTCGTAATCTACATTATCAGAAGATATACGAGTCCATTTTAGATATTCTTCGTTTTCAAATTCTGATGCAAACCGTCTTTTAACCTTTTTGGGTTGTGCAATTTTACGAAGTCTTGCTAACCTTTCTTGTACTCTGGAACGTCTTATTAACTCTCCCAAGGAAACTCCATCCAAAGTTCTTCTTCGTCTAAATCAATTTCTTCGTTACAATAATCCATTGGAACTTTAGAATTTGGATTATCAATTAGAGAGGCAAATCTTACATTAGTATGCCATACTTCTGATTTGTAGTCTCCTACCATGCCTGTTGATGCTTGCCAATCATTCTGTATCCATTCCATTGCGTCACCGCCTCGATTGATATCGTCAATGATTAAAATTTTCTTACCATCTTTTAATGCATCTCTAGCCATAAGAGGATTACGTTCAGTATTTTCTTCTAAACCATCTGATTCTAATTGTACACATAATGTTTTCATAGGAATGTCAGTTGCATGTGAAAGCAGAACTGCTGGTACTAATCCACCACGAGTTATACCCACAATATAGTCTGGTCGCCATTCATCTTTAAACATTTGCATTGCAATTGAATTAACTGCTTCTTCAACTCCTGCCCAAGTGTATTCTCTAATATTTTTCATACAGTCTCCGGTTCAGGACCAGAAAGTAATACTTCTGCGGCCTTGTATTGTTTATACATGTCTTGTAATACTTCATACTTCTCTAGCATATCTTTATCAGGTACAAGAATTGATAAACGACTTTCAATTGTTGACAATCTATCATTTATTGATTTGAATGCCTCCTGGTCTTCATCTCTAGGGTCGCTCATATCACTCCAATAATCATCCACTGATACCGTTACACCAGAGTAATCGGTATTAATAATTAAGTCATCTGGATTCATTTTTCTTCTCCACTTTTATTACTTGCCAAGTTCCATCTGTGTTTTCTACCCACTCTAACTCATCGTCTACACTCCACCCTAACTTCCTTAGAGTTTTTTTAGGCAATTCTAAAAATAGTTCTCCCGTTTCTGGGTCTTTCTGTATGACTAGATTGCCTATCGTTGATGTTTCTTTAGTTGTTGCCATTACACACCTGCCTTTTTTAATATCATTTTTACAAATTGTACATCTTCTGCTCTTGCGTTAAACTTTCGTGTCCAGAATGCTGGCTCTAAACAATCATTTATCAGAGTCAACTCATGGTCAGAAAGACTATCAATTAGTTCAGCACCATTATCACAATTAAAAATAACCCAAGGACTAATGCGTCCTGATTTGATATAATGTATAGCCAATGGCTTACTGACTTCCTCAAAAAACTTGTTAAAAGGTCTATCATATTCTTCTCCCCATTTCTGCATAAGTAATATGCTTCGTTCAACTGCCCTATCTGCTGATTCTTTTCTATTTAACTCTTGTATATAAGTTTCATAAACTGAATCAGAAGTCCACTTATCTAATTTTACACTATTTCGTATAACAAAGTCAATAAATTCTTCTGGATTTATCGCATTTATATTTAGTACATGTTTACCAAACTTAGTAAATCCTAGATAGAACTTGCTTTTTGCAAACATATCGAACTCTATTGGCTTACCAATTGTTTGTGTCATTTCATAAAATCTATTAAAGGCGTAAAATGCCAACCTAGAATACTTTTCATCTTTGTTCATATATCGTCTTTTAGGCTCACATACGTGTACCATTATAGTCTTTTCAGACTTAAACTTTTTTTGACAATATTGACATTCAAAACTCATTTACTTTTCTTCTTTTTTGTTTTCTTTTTTTCAAAAATCTCACTAATTTCTTTGTCACTCATACCCATATCAACTGCCATTTGTTTCAGATCCGAAACATCGTTCATCTTAAGAAACAGTTCTACTTCTCTGCCATTCAGAGTAGGATATGTTTCTGATACAAATTGTGATATTGCATCTGTTTTTATCTTTGAGTTAGGTGGCTTAATCCATTCATGGAACTGTTTCTTACCTGTGCCAGTCAAACACATTAACTTCCAAACTAATTCTTCGTGCTTATGAATATCAGCATAGTTCTTGTTTACAAACTCATTTGTATTAAGTAATAGTTCATCTCGGTCTTTGCTCTTTGTAGAACTTACGTACCTAATGAACAACCAACTACTCCATGCTTTCTTTTTCTCAGCATCTAAGTTAGCATACCAATTGAAGTCTCGCCTGTCGACCGCACTTAAAACATCACTTAATGGTAACTTACTTGCCATTTTTATAATACCTTCCGCCGTTAACTAATAAAAAATTCTGAACATATTTCTCGTCTTTAAAATAAAACCATTCACCAACTGCACTAGTAACTGTTGACCATTCTGACAATGGAATATTATCTGCACACCATTTGAATGCAATGTCTCCTTGCTTGTATGCATCAATAACTACTCTATGCTTAGATTCTGCTCCACGAGTAGTGTCGAATACTACTCTGTGCTTAGAAGAAGTCATAACTTGCCATCTGGTCTGGAATTCGATTTAAGTCTTTTACAAAATATGCACATTTAGGGCTATCTCCGTATTCTAATGGTATTGCAAGAATGTGTCCGTATTTAAGTTTCGGAAAGAACCATTTCACATCTGCAAATACATTGTTAACTTTAATTGGTTGCCAATCCATTGTAAACCCTTTTAGTGGATTTGTCAATAGCGTATCGAACTTACGTTCATTAATACTTGTTAGTGGAATAAATTCACATAATCCTAATTCTGCTTCACCAATCATAATATTCCAATCAATTGGCATTTCAATGTTATGTGGACCAATACTGATATTCATACTAGGCGCACTAAATGTTTCTATAAACACTAGTGGGATGAAAAAGAAATCTGGGTCATCTTTGTCTGTTACGTCCATTACGCAATATCGAATGTCGTCTATCTCATCTGGTAAACTGTTCATTTCGAAACATTTGTTATCTGGTGTTAATATTTTCATAGTTGTCCTTTAATATGTAATCTTATCTATTGTGAATGGGTATGAAGCCTCTTTATAGTATTTTTTTCGTTCTGTTAAATGTCTCTTTGAGAACTTACATCTACTTGTTACGTCCCATATTTGTACAAAATCTTTATCTTCAGCCATTCGAACTCCACGACCAATCGATTGAATAACTCTAACAAACGATTTGCCTGGTTCTAATAATACCAAATTAAATATACGAGGAATATTAATACCAACTGCCGCTACTCCATAAGTAGCAATTGTAATTGTATTTGTGCCTTCATTTATCTCATTATAAGCATCCTTTCTATCTGTTACTGCCATAGAGCCTTGAACAAACTCTGCCCCATCTATTAATTCTTGTAGTGCTTCGCCGTTCTTAATTCTATTAGTCAACACAAGAGTATTACCTGTTTGAGAAATTTCTTTAATCATTTCTGAAACATAATCTAATCTCTTTTTATCTTCAAGTAAAAATGTCATTTCATTTTGATAATTAGAATAGATTGCAGTTTCTTGTGTTTGAACTATATTGACGTGGCAGTTTGCTAAGACACCTTGGTCCTGTAATTCTTTTGCTGACAGTTTGTTTATTACCTCACCAAGTGAACTACGTAGACTAGCGTTTTCCCAATCACTCTTAGGAATAGTTCCTGTTAATCCCCAACGAATAGGTACATTAGCGAATACACCAGTTAACAAGTCTTTTAAAACATCTGCTTTTGCTTGGTGAGTTTCGTCAACGATAACACAACATACATCTTCAATGAAGTCCTGAATATTGGCTTCACCTTTCTTGGTCTTCTTCAGTAATGAATTCAAACTTTGCCATGTACAGATTGTATGTGTTTTGCCTTCTTCTTTTTTGTCTCCAAAGTATACACCAACATCTAATCCACAGTTTCTGTAATCTTCTTCTGTCTGGCGTACTAAATCTTTATTTGGAACGATAATGATTGACCTACCATACTTCTCTACTATCTTACTCATTGTAGCAGTCATAATCGTCTTACCAGCACCCGTGGCTATCTCTTGGAGACATTGTGGTGCAGATATGAACTGATTGATTACATCTACTTGATAATCTCTTAATACAATGGGCTCGCCTGCTTTTATGTGTCCTTCAGGCCAAGTCTTGCCTTCCCAGAAGTTCTCAGTTACTATGGAAAAACTCATTTCTTCGTTCTCACGCCTATCATCAATGATTATCTCATAACCTTGTTCAATGATTACGGGTAAAACATCGTCTAACAAATTTAGAAAAGTTCTACCACCAACATCACAAAAGCGGACTGTGCCATCCCATCTACCAAGTTTATATGCAGGCATATGAAACGCATGAGGTAGGAAAAACTTTAGTTTATCACTACACTTTCTGCGAGTAGACGGGTCAAGGCCTTCTAACTTGACGTTTACTTCGTCCTTGATTATGATTGTACATTTGTTCATTTATAGTTTTTTCTCAGCATTTAACTTAGTATAACATATTCCACCCAAGAATTCAAGTGTTTTCTGTATAAAAAAACGCCGGTAATATTTCTATTACCAGCGCCGAGGGGTGAACTTTTTAAATTTTATTAAACGTTACGTTTCATACAAGTTGATTCAGTAAGAACTTTCCAACGATTTTTATCCATATTTCGTAGGTCAGCAATCTTTTGAGCCATCCTCAATGAAACTTCACGCAATCTATCTTGCTTTTCAACCATGAACTCGATAATTTCTTCTTCTTCAATCTTAGTAAGACCTTTAGTATCAAACAATCCACCATCACGGGCAATCTGTTTAATTCGCATAATCTTATCACGAGTTGTATCAAGTGTTAAATCAAGGTAATGACAACGAGACATAATCGCATCTAAGTGGTCTTTGATTTTCGTATTACGCATGTTATCAAACTTCAAGTTAGTAATAAAGATAACAGAACCGTTAAAATCAAACGTTGAAGGTACTCCCTCACGGCGTAACAAGTTAGAATCTGTGTTCCATGAAATTCTTCGTTTCTTACACGAGTCAAGTGCCGCTTTTAGAATATTAAGGGCATCTTCATTAAACAAGATACTATCACAATCGTCTAAAACAAGAATGTTTTTAGAATCTTTATACTCATAGAGTTTAGCATACAACCCAATTGCCGACATGGCACCTTTAACAAATGTATGTCGTAGTGGACGAGAAGCCATCACATCAAACAAACTATCTTTTTCAAGAACTTGTTCAACACCATAAGTCTTACCGACTCCTGGAGGTCCTGTAACAACCATGCCTCGTACAATACCGTCAAGTGTTGCACCTGTCATTTCTTCTAAAATCTTAAAACGTTCAGCAATTCGTTCAATTGCTTGGTCTTCAGTTTCAACCATTTTCTTACCGAGTTTGACATTTTCAATCTCTGTAACTTGGTCTTGGTTCATAATTTTAACTCGAACTGCATCACGACCTTTGAAGACTTTGTCCTCAGCATCAGAAACTTTGATTTTTACAAAATACGAACCATCTTTTGATTTTGTAAGACCTTTAAGTAAAGGAAATACACCGCTGATATCAGTATTATTGTATAACCCGTTTTCTATCTTTATATTGTTCATATTCAACCCTCTCATTTGTTTAATATAACTATATTATAACACAAAACCGTAACCTGTCAAGTTTTTGCAATTTTTACTTTGCAAATGCCTCAAGATATTCAGCATTTTCAGTTTGTAACACTACGAAATCACCAAAGTTATCATCAAATACTTTAAGTACATTAAGATAATCACCTGATTTCATATCTTTCTCAATTGCTTTGTTATCTAGACCAAGTTGTTTAGATAATT